AATCAGGATTGTGTGCAAGACTGTGTAAGCGTTCATCTTCTAGTACATCAGGAAACCATGGATTGTCATAGTAGTTGACTTTAACAACCTTAGCGTTCTCTGGTGGATTGACTACAAAGCGTTGGTAAGTATCATCAGTATCAACGTCAGGGTTAAAGCTAACCCAAATCTCAGAGTTCTCTTTACGGATAGTAGGGATAAGAATATCCCATGAGCGTTTAGATACAGTCTGTGCTTCTTCGACCCATACGATGTCGACACCTTCGAATGACTTAATACTTTCAACAGTATTAGTAGCAAGACCAGCAAAGCTAAACGAACTACCATTGATACCTCGTATCTCTGACTCTAGCACTTCAAAGAAAGCACCCAAGCCCATTGCTTGTATTTGGTCACTCAATAATTGGTGAACAGATTGCTTAATAGACTTTTGCACTTCACGAGCGCATAGAATACGTAATGGCTTTGCGGCAGCCAGCCTAATTAAAGCTCTGCCGAATGACCATGACTTACCTGAGCCTCGACCACCATACGCTACTTTGTAACGATGTGGAGCGAATAGGAAGTCTAGCTTCTCAGGAAACTGTACTGTCTGACTTGTTTGGTTTGATGAATTCAATTGGTAAACCTATAGGAAGAGATGAACCATCTGGTCCGCTTAATTCAGTAGTAGCTACAGACTTACCGTCAATACGGTCGCCTAACTCTTTAATAGCAGCTATATCACCCTCTTGTGCTTTTAACACTAAAGCCTCTGCTACTCGTCTTAGCGCTTCACCGTCAGATTGAGCTATAACACGTCTAATCGTATCCGCCCACATCCTATTGTTTCTACTAGAATTTGTGTTGCCTGGCTGTCCGCCTACTTTGCGTTCTTCTTCCATATGTATGACTCCCGTAGGTTGGTCACTATCCTACTGTTTATTTACTTGGTGCGTTAAAGTTAAATGATGGAGCGTTTAATAGTCCACCTGTGAATCTACCAGCGCCATAACTTCCTGTCTGTGCTGGTGTGTATTGTGTATATCCTGATAAGTCTAAACCAGGAAACATTGCTGATTGGTTATATGCAGGGCTTGTAGCTAGACTTGCTAGTACGGCTTCATAAGCTGCTTTAGCTCTTGCTGTGTTAGCATCTACCATAGATGGTTGAACAGGCTCAGGTGTAGTTTTCTTTAGTGCGCCTAATAATGGTCCCATTAGATAGTTATATCTGTAGTCTTGACCAAATGCGTTTTGATTAGCACCGATTCCCATTATAGTTCACTCTCTCTGTTATTCCCTGTTAGTGGATATATCATTCTATTGTATGTAGCCCACCAATCTGTACTATAAGGAGAGCTTTGATAATCTTTGAAACATGGTGTACCAAGCGTATGATGCACTAACTTAGCATCTCTGTTATATACGTATTCTGTCTCTAGCCAGTTCCATTCTGTTGGTAACTCACCAATGAATCTATCTTCAAGCCAGCTAAACCGATGAAGGTATGAGCCAGTAGATTCCATCACCACTTGCGGTGAGAGCTTTTGATTCTGCCAATGATGACAGTTCCATAAGACAACAGATGACCAGTTCTTACGAGGGTAGTCATCGTTCTTTGCACCTAAGTATTTAACTTGATGCTTTGTCTTGTAATTATGTTTCACGACCCATACAGCTTTCTCAGGGTCGCTTTCTGCTAACTTTAGTAGTTCTGCTACGTCTGCCTTACACAGCATATCACCATCCGCAAAGAGAGCATATCCCTTATAGTTGCATAGGTGAGGTACTAAGAACCTGCTATAAATGAAAGAATTCGACCCGTCTGTGTGAGTTTCTTTATAATCATGTAACGTATTTAATGCCAGCGGGCAAAATGTTACTGGTATGGTTGAATTCTCTATTACAGACTGAACGAATACTGCATAAGCAACAGGCTCGACTTTACCGTCAAACCCTACAAAGCACTGTAGCATTATTTTTTCTTAGATTTCTTCTTAGCAACGCCAGCTTTACTTAACGCAATCGCTACTGCTTGCTGTTGTGGTTTGCCATGCGCCATTTCAGTTTTAATGTTTGAGCTAATTACTTTCTTACTTTTACCTGGTTTTAATGGCATAGCAATCCTTAAACAAAAAAAAGACCGCCATTTAGACGGTCAAAATATCATCGGAGACGTGATGATACGAAATGTATAGGCACAATTATGCCAGCGAGTGTAATAATAGCACAAAACAGCCTAAAAGTCAAGTATTTTATTAATATAGCCCTCGTTCTTGTAGCTTTTTAGATAGTTTTGATATAGCTACACCGTAATAAGTATCAATCATAATAGGATTAATTAATGTTTTTTCACCCATCCATCTTACGTAAATAGCTGTTTTCTCAATACCTTTTAAATCTTCTATGGCTGCATCTACTGCTGGTCCTGCTACAGAGTCTTGAGATTCTTCGTAATCTTCTGTGCTATGTATGCCACTATCACCAAATCCCATAGACCTTGATGGATAACCTAGTCCATTATTTTGTTTTGGTTTCATCCAATCACGCCAAATCTCTAAATAGTAAATGACACGACCTTCATCCATTAAATAATTTCCCCATATTCTTCTAGCATCTGCATACCTTTAGTCGCTGGTACAATGACTGCTTTAATCATTCCGCCTTTAACTACATCTCTACGCACCATCAAAATGAAGTCAATCTGTTCATCATCATCGAATACACCAGCAAGCATTAAAGCATCTGTTGTTTGCTTTTCCAGATTTCCTATGTCCCGATGTCGTCTATCAGGTGGATATATTGCATAGAATACTGCAATTCTGCCTTCTATTCTAGCTTTTGCATCTATAACGACTTCTTGAACACGCTCTCTGAAGTCTTTTGTTTTCTTGCTTAGAAACTTACGACCTGAACCGTAATGGTGTGAGTGGTTTGCGCTTGGCGCAAAAGGAATTGTTAATTTAATCACCAAGTAACTCCAACTGTTTTTGTAATAGTTCTACTTCTGTCATGCCTATAGTATCTTCAAAAGACTTAATGCCTGCATGAATTGCAATACCAGAGCCACCGTTACGGTGATGATTAGGACATAATCCAATGGCGCTAGACCAGTGAGCTTTTTGTGACTTACCAATTCCAGTTCTAATGTGATGAATCTCGCAAGGACTGAAACCAAAGCCGAGCACCATACAAGCAATGCAACCGTGCTGAGCAATTCTATCATAATGTTTCCTTTCATCCTTTGTCATATTAAATCCATCGTAGTGCCAATATGTACTTTTACACTCTTGCGCTTTGGAGCTTGATAACAATGGTCTAAATCACCTTCATTGAACGAACGTACAATAGACGCATCAATTTTGCCTGTAAAAATAGGTTCTTTCAAATGTTCAGGCAAATCTCTAAACTTCCATTCAAAGTATTTGCGTAATGGGTCATCTGTTTTCTTGTAAACACTACCCCATTCGTATGTCTTAGGATTTTTAGCATAGTAGAATCTGCATACTTTACCGTTCAATACGCCTTTTTCAATCTTTAATGCGTGTTCTATGTGTTTAATGTAATGGTCAATAGTTTGATGATTGCAGTACATTAGTTTAGCTAGTGCAGCAGTAGTAATTGCAGGATTAGCTACGATATGACTATAAGCAACATCGTGCTTGAACTTAGCTTGACGTTGTTGTTCTAAATTGTATTCCGCAAAAGTGTTCTCTATCATTCTTGTAAATACACTCCACGCAAAGCACAATAGCGTTCTACTTCATTCATAAAGTCTGTTAAGGCTTCTACGTCTAATTCGCTTGTGGCTCGTAAAACGTAAATTGTAGTTCCGTCTGGCTTGTTAAACTCATCATAACCTAACCAATGGTCTTTAGACATAACTTTCCACCATTGAGCTGGATGATGTAACCCATCTTTGCCTTTTAGTTGTTCAGACATCAAGTTAAATAGCTTATGCAAGCGTCTGTTTTGTTCAGAGCTTCTACGCTTAATCTGACCACAGGTAGGACATTTATCTGCCACGTTTCTTAGTCTCCATCTTCTTAGCTACATGAGGAATATGCGATGTATTGTTTTCGTCATCCCATCTAGCAATCCACTTAGATGACTTGATAATACGACCATCAGGCATAGTTACTTTGTACTCTCTTGCTCCAAGATACTTGTAAAGTTCAGTTTCTTCAAACTTCATCTTTAACTCCTATGTGATGTGCTTGTTCAATAGCACGAGCAAACTTAACCATATCAAAATCATAGATATGCCACTTAATTGTTATTGCATCCGCTAATCTTTCTATCTCATCATCACTCAATGGCTGTGCAGGGTGGGTGTAGAGTGGGATTGTGTATTTGCCCTTATCTCTTAGCTTCCCATGCCACATGAAAGCATGCCGTCTATCATCATCGTTTGGATTGCGCCACGCCACAGGCTCTTGCGCTGGTTGTTCTAGTGCTTCTTTGCAAGCGTTTATTGTTCTTTCTATGCTATCCCAATTAGGGCTAAATGTAATTGCGTTTAATTCTTCAATCGCCATCTTCAATGCTTCTTCTGTTTGTTTATTCATTGTGGTCTACTTTCTTCAGTAAAATCAGCATAATCGTGGTCAACATCATCATGCACAATTACGCCATATTCATCAGCTTCAATAAATCTTTGGCAAAACACACACCAGTATCCATCATCTAATTCTTCGTCTTTAGTCATTGTAGTGTGTCTCCTTGAACCTCGAAGTCAAGAATTTCAAAATCCAATGGTTCATCAAAAGATATGTTAGCGTTAAATGTTTCAAATGCCATCATATTAGGAAAGTTCATAGTACAGACAAATTCATCATCCTTACTCCAAGCTAGTATAACAACCATAGTTATCTCCGAACAACCGTAGCACCACCCATGTCAATAGTAACTGGTGGAATACCTGGTGTAATAGGTGCAGGAATAACAATAGGCTGTTGTACTGGCGGTGGTGATTTGCAGTCCCAGCCATCTTGATATGTGCAAGCCTCTGCGTTAAAAGATAATGCGATTGATAGTGCGATTAATTTATTCATCATCTTGCTCCAGTTTAATTTTTCCTACGTAAATCCATCCAGTATTTACTGCTTTGGTTAATGAACAATCTGTATATCCATCTAAACTTTTATACACATACAAATACTGTGGCTCTTTAGGTGTAGGTTTAATGCGGAATTCATAATTTTTATTATCCCAATCAGGACTTACTGGATTAAACCATTTTTCATTTTCTGAACCGTTTAACCATTTACATTCAATCTCTGCACCATCAGCCCATGCTTTTATTTCTTTTGCCCAGCGATGTTGTTTCATGTTTTACTCCTGTAAAACTCTTGTTCATAAATATAACTTGCTTGATTATAATCGTACAGCAATTCTGCAACTCCAGGATGTCCAGTTGAATTGAATCTAACTTTTTGCACATGAACTTGCGTTAGTTGAGGATTATTCATCACATCACGCCAAATAGCAATACAATTATCTGCTTTGTTAAACCAATGGGCAGAACCTGATATATCGTAAGGTCTAGGAACTGGATAATTACCGTCTGGTCCTTTACCTAGCTTCATTGGATGTGCAACTAAGAATAGATGTGTCTTAAACTCTCTTGCAGCTCTACGCAATTCAGTCAGTACACGAGAGATGTACTCAGTTTCGCTTAATCCTGCTGGTCTGTAATGGTCCATTTCGTTCCAAGGGTCAATCACCAGCGCACGAGGTTGAACAGTAGATTGCTCTAACCAAGGTAATGCTTCGTTAATAATGTGCATTGGAGTGAACTCTGTCTCTTTAGGCTTAACGAACGCAAAGTGTTGGTTCATCTTGTCAATACCATTAAGCATTTCATCTTGAGACATTTTACGTTGACCAAAGAAAGGTTTATGCACAAACTTTTCGATAATCTTCTTAGCGTGCATCTCTAATGGGTGATTCTCTGGGCTAAACATACATATACGATAGTTATGATGTATAGCAAGATTGACGCATAAAGCATCCAGCCACTCAGATTTCCCATGGGAAGGCATGCCAGTAACGACAGTAAATTCGCCATGCTTAACAGTAAAATACTCGTCCAAATTTGACCAACCTGTCGTGTGTCCACGTGCTACTCCTGTTTCGTATAGTTCGTTGATTTCAAGTAATAGTGATTTAGGATTGACTATCATACGACTACCCCGCCTTTAGGGTTTGGCAATTTAGCCCAATTATCAACAATAGCTTTAATAAAGAAGTCATCCCAATTTTCTTTTTCGTAAGAGTTAGATTTACATGTAACAACAAAATACATTCTATGCTTTTCTATTGCATCTTGTGTATATTTATTTTTAATAGACCAATCACGAACATAATCACTAACTCTAAAATCATCTTTAATCTTAGTTTTATAGTTTTTGGTTATTGGTTCTTGGTTGCCTTTAGGTTGGGTTTCCATTGGGATGCCATTGGCAACCGACTGGGTTTTTGGTCTTCCACCTTTTCTACCATTTTCTCTATTCTTTTCAGCATTTTGATGATATTGAGCAATATCTTTCTCTATTCTAAAATGCTCATAGCCAAAATCACTATAAACAAAGAATTCTTCTAAAACATTAAGTAAGTTTTGATTGTGTTCTTTAGATAGCCCAAGTTTTCTTAAAACCAACTGGGTATCCAATGGGATTGGTACTTCATCTAGGTAATACCAATCAATGAGTGTTCTATAGATATAGTGTTCTATAGGATTTAGATGTGTGGTATCTTTACGATAGTCAGCGACATTAAATGAATAGTAGTGCATATAACCTCCGTTACGGTTAGCCGTTATGAAAGAAAGAGGGCAGGGAGTTAACGAAGCTCCTTTTCGGTCTGCATAACCTAGCCTTTATGCCATCATACCACAAACGGCACTAAAAGTCCAATAATTATTAGTTATTAAGAATTGCTTACATATAAGAAAAAAGTATAACAAATATGTTGACATCACTTCCGACATCGGTATAATGAACACATCAACAACGCAAACGGAGATGCGAAATGAGTGATTACTACGAATACTATCATAATAACCCTTACGAAAGAGAAGATTGGGATATGGACGATTACGAAGAAGCATTACATGAAGAAATTGTGGCATGGATGGATGATGCGCCAGGTGATTACTTTTTAGACTTTTCTTTTGGTAAAGGTAAAGAAGAAATTGATGCGACTTTAGATGCTATCAAAAGAATGGCAATAGCGCATTACAACGAAGATGATAAAGAGCTGTTAGTATTTGCTAAATATATAGCTAAAAAGATGGTAGATGGTATTTCAGATTATGTTGAACGTGAGAAAATGTAATGGCTTTACAGCATACAATAAACGGTATAAAACGCAGACGTAAACAAAGGAGAAAAGAAATGATTGAGAACGGATTAATTATTATTGGTGGAATTATTATTGGTTTAGCTGTATTGTGTATTTTTGGTTATATTGCTGAAAAATGTGATTGGGAGTAATTATGAGCCAGGAACAGTATGAATACGAAGTATTACGTGAGATATATCCACTACCACGTATGACAGCACAAGATGTATTAGATTTTAACGAGAGAGCGAGGATTAAATGTCAGGAGGTATCTGTAGTGTTAGAGAATACGCAGCAATGCTTGGAACATCAGAAAGATGGGTAAGGTATTTGTGCAAGAAAGGTAAGATTAAAGCTGTCAAACTTGGACAGTGGATAATTTTAGAAAATGTGTAAAAATAGTTTGAACTTTTTGTAAATATAGTGTCTAATGTAATTGTAGGTCGCTGGGGAGCGAGTAAATTGTTGATGCTAACTCATTAACAAGCCTACATTACCCACTCAATGTTAGTTAGGACATTCAAATGA